ACTGAAACAGAAGGAGCAACTGAAGTTAGTGAGAGCGATGAGTTCAATCTAGAGGACTATGAAGTCGAGATTGATGGTGAAACTTTTGATGGAGCTGAGATTCTTAAGTGGAGAGAAGACTCTTCAAATAAAGAAAATTGGCAAGCATCAAACACCCAGAAGGCTCAAGAAATCGCAAAATGGTCAAAGTTCAACAATAAAATCGCAGAAGACTCTGAGTTTCGTGACTATGTAAAAGATTTCTTTTATGAAGATAACGATGGCTTAAAGGAACTGGGATTAGATAAAGAGCTACGACCCCTAGGCTTTGAAGAAGAAATCATGGCAGAACCTGAGAAGGGTGAAACTGACATGAAGATGGAAGAAGTCGAGGGAAGACTAAATCAAATGGAGTTTGAGAGACACGTTGATGATTTAGAATTAGAGCTCAATGCAATAGTTGATGACAACAAAGATGCATTTGAAGGTGAAGATGATGAGATTAAGTTCTTAGAGTTCGCTCAAGAATCTAATATGACTGATTTGAACCAAGCATTTAAGCTTTGGAGTTACGATAAAATGCAAGATGAACTAGACCATCATAGACAGTTAGATGGAAACAAACAGCGAAACATAGGGAAAGTTGTTCATAATTCAAAAGTAGGTGCTACGGAAGTATCAACTCCAAAGAACTACAAGAATATGAAGGACATAAACATAAATGACCCTGATGTCGCAAAATACTTTAACAAATAAAGGAGTAAGAAATGTCAGTAAGTTCAATGACGATTAACTGGGATGCTTTATCCTCGTTAACAAGAGACAAGTTCTTGCCTGTTTTAGTTGATAATATTTTTAACTCAAACCCTTTAGCAGTTAAGCTTCTTAAGAACGCTGAAATGCTAGACGGTGGTAGAAAGATTATTACTCCACTAGAATACGCTAAGAACACAGCTCAAGGCTTCTACTCTGGATATGATGTTTTAGATACAACTCCATCCGACCCTGTGACATCAGCAGTGTGGGATTGGAAACAGGCGTATGCTAATATATCAATTTCTGGTGAAGAAGAATTGAAAAACTCAGGTGATAGCATGGTGTTATCACTATTAAAATCAAAAATGGGAAATGCAGAGCGTTCTTTAAAAGACCTATTCGGAACTAAGTTATTTGGTACTGGAGCTGCAGCCCCTGGAAGTAACGAAATCACAGCACTTTGTGGTGATGCACAGGCTAATGGTACAAACCCATCTAGTGAATCTCATGCAGTACCTGATTACGATGGTTCTACTCAGTGGCACGCTCAGGGTGCTATTGATAACTGTATTATTGGTTACAATAGAAGCCTAGGTGGTGTCAACTCAAGTAGTTACACATGGTGGGATGCTAAGTTTACATCATTTGCTAACGATTCAGCTACTGATACAACTAGAGCTACATTTGATGAATTGACAGCAACAACAAATGGTGTTGCAGCAATCGCAGCTAGAATGACTAGAATGTACGGTGAGTTAACTATCGGAAGTGACCAACCAGATTTAATTATCTGTTCTCAGAATCTGTTTGATGCGTATGAAACATCACTACAGGCTAACAAGAGATTTGTTGGAACAGACGCAGGTTTAGGTGATGCAGGTTTCTCAACTCTTAAATTTAAAGGTGCAGATGTTGTTGCAGATTCACATTGTCCAGCTGGTTCAATGTTATTCTTAAACACTAAGTATCTTGACTTTAAGGTTCACAGTAAGAGAAACTTCTCTTTCCAGGATTTCCAGAAACCAATTAACCAAGACGCTAGGACAGCCAAAATCTTCTGGATGGGTCAGTTAGTATGTACTAACCCAAGAATGCAAGGAATGATTGTTGGTGGACCTAGTGGCTACTAGAAAGGGGGTGTAGAATGAGTCAATATAGATTAGAAGCAGGAATACCTCCTGTAAGTCTAGCAGACATTGAAGCTGGAGTAAATGATGCAACAGCAGAACACACTCTTGGGGACACTATACAATTTGACTTAGGCAAGATGTTTGTTTATGTTCAAGTTAAAGATGCTCCAACTACTCTAGGTAGTGGAACTGGTGCATCTAATGGTGCTGTGATGCAAAACAAAAGTGCATCCAATCCATTCATAGTTACTTGCGACAGGTCAGCAGGTTTGGCTGCAGGTGGTGTTACACAAAAAGCTATGGGTGTTGCACAAGGAGATGTTACAACAGATTACTATACTTGGATACAGGTCAGAGGATTTTGTGACTATGTAAGAACAGATGGTACTTGTACAGCAGGTGCAGCAATGGCAATACACAGTGTAGATGAAGAAGCGAGTCTCAGAGCAACTTTAGAAGATAATTTTGGTACTTCTTTAGTTGATGATGGTAGTAATGCTTCAACAGCAGCGTTTTTATACTGTTGGTAAGTAGTAAATAACTCTTAAACGAGTAACAAACTGGGGGCAGGGCAACTTGCCCCCATATTTGGAGATAAGATGACAGGAACAGAAATGATGAACAGCTTAGGGTATCGGATGGAAGATACTGGAGAAGCAAATTTCGGACAAGAACAGAAGCTAATAGCACTAAATGATGCCCAGAGGCAGGTAGTATCAACGCTAACAAATGACGCACTTGTTCATTTACAGACCTCAAGGACAATGGGAAGTGCAACAGCAGATACAGACTTAGGGAGTTTATTATATTTTAGCTTACCTACAAGCTCTGCAATTCTAACAGATGTCTTAGCTACAGCCCCAGGCTCTGGGGAGTCGGTATTTACACTAGCGTCAGGTGGAGCTCATGGATTAATAGATGGTGATTTTGTTAAGCTGTCAGAGTTCACACAGATGACAGACCTTAATGGAATGACAGCAAAAGTTGACCACACTAATTCAACCGACTTTAAGCTAGAGGGAGTTTTAGGAACTCCAGCAGAAACTTCAGCAGGTGACGACTTAGGTGGCACTGTAGAAAAATTAGAAACATCAATGACTAGAGTAGTAAGCGTATATGACGATACTAACGACAGATTTGTAGAACTAACAACAATAGCAGCTATTGGGGACCACACAGCGTATAACTACGGAACTAAGGGAGCATTATTTAACAACAGACTCTATGTATCATCTTCAACAGCTACATCAGACTGTACTTTAGTATATATAACATCTCCATCAGACATAGTAGATACAAATACTGAGATAACATATTTAAGTGACTCAGTACAACAGGTAATAGTAGAGCTAGCAGAATCACTACTTTGGAGACAAGATAATAGACAAAATAGAGCAAGTGCAGCATCAGCTAACGCAGCAGCAATGATACAAGTAATTAACGCTCAAGGAGTATAATGGCTTTTAAGCAAATAAATTTAAATGGTGGTTTAAACCTACAAGATAGTGAGCTTAAAAAAGGTTTTAATGAATTTTCAGATTTGCAAAATTTAAGGCATGAAAATGGTTCTTTAGTTAAAAGGCACGCAACAGGAGCATCTACAACTATATCTAGTGCCGATATAGATAACATGGAAATATATGTGCATAGAAAGCTACAGGCTATAAAAATTGCAGCAGGAACTTGTAGTGTAGAGTTTGACCATTCAGAAAAAAGAATAAATTTAAGTGATATGTCTGGTGTTGATATTCCAGGATTTGCAGACACAGATTTAAGAGCAGTTTTCAAAGCAGGAGACACAATATATATAAACTATTCAGGCACAAGTGCTAATGAAGGAGTATATATTATTGAGAGCGTAGTAGATGCAGACACCTTAAAGGTAAATAGAGGTTTTAATGGAGATGCAGATGAAACTATATCTAGTGGAACAGTTACAATAGGATTTTCTTATGCAGACTATGATGATACATCCCCTACAAGTATTTTATCAAGTGATGACAATTCATTTGATGGTAGAGCTTTTTTAGCTACACATACAAATACCAATAAATTTATATCACTTATAAATCCTATTGACTATACTGATAAAATTGACTTATTAGACTTTGGAACAGGAAGTGAAGATATTCATATAAGACCATCAGCGTACACAGACGCAGTTAGATTTGCTTGTGGCTTAGAGCAATCACCTAGAATATTTAGATATGTAAATAGGCATCACTTTAATGGAATTTTAAAATCAACATATAATACTCATGCAGATTTACTATATCCTAGATGGATTATAGATACATCAGTACCTGTAGTAGAAAATAATACATATGTTTTACTAGATGCAGTAGCTGATGAGCCAGGTACAACTAGTGACAATAATAGATATATAAATGGAACATTAAATATTGTAGATAATCAATATGAGTATAAGCTTGTTCCAGTATATGATGGAAACCAAGAAGGATTATTAAATAATTCAGTAGTAGGTTTAGGTACAGCCATATTATCGGCAACGCCAGAAAAAGACAATAAAAGGAGCGTTTTAAATAAAAATACTCAAGCAGTAAAGATAACTGCAGAAATTGACATGACTAAATTAAATCCAAGAACAAGTGGATTAAATGTATACAGAAGCACAAATGGTGGCACATATTACAAGATAAAAACAATATACATGGGAGATAACGACCCTAATCAGCATAATTTAACCACCTTATATAGAAGAACTAATAGACTTTGGTGGAGTGGCTCTGAGTCTATAAGTGGAACTACTTTAAACAATAAAACAATTATGTTAGATGGATTTAAGCATGACGTAAATAATGGAAATGGGGACAATGATTTTGAAAGCACTGGATATAAATCACTACTCGTATCAGATGCATTCACTAACTCTTTTACAGGCGACTTAACAAGAAGTGAATATGGGAATGCATTTTCTAGTAAATTTAATGACATATCTAAAGCTACTGATATAATAATTGGAGGAGACGATAATTGTTCAGGAGGCTCTGCTACTGGTGGGTGGTATATTGCAGATGATACAGAAGCTGCACTTACAGACTTAGGCACAAGAAATAATGTATCTGATTATGATGGGTCAAGTGGGTCGGTTATTGAAGATTATATAATTAAAAATCCAGTTTCTGCTTCACATACTGCTTCACAAGGTTTAGATTTTAGATATTCTAACACAGGGGCAAATACAAACTTAGCTGGAAAAAAGTTTCACATATCATCAGGAAATATTTCAGGTAGCTACATTATTAGTGGGTGGGCTAAAGCAGAGGGCTTTAATCATCCAGAGTCAAGTGTTCATTTTTATGTTTCAAAGTCATATAGTGAGGCTGACCCAAATGGCTCAGGTGAGCAAATAATATTAAAGTCTCAAGGAATTGAAAATGCAAACTTTCCATGGACATATTTTCAGTATCAAATAGATGGATTTAGTACTGAAACTTTATATGGATATATATATGTAAATACTCCAGATGATTTAGGAACCACTGATAAAGAATCACAAAATTTAAAAATTTGGGGATTATCATTAAGGCAAGCTGAAACTAATTATGATTTAGATGAAAACTTAAGAGGTTTTATGGGACCTAATGTAGCAGTGGGAACACAGCTAGATGATTTAGAATTACCACCAGGCTCATTAAAAGGGAGTAGAATTATAAATGATGATGTGGCATACCCAGTACATATAGATGCTGATAGAACATTTATAAGTGATAATTATGGTCCATTTTTAAGAACAGTTGGTGAGGTCCCAGGCGTAGGTGCATCTTCTACTAATGCTGGTTTTCGTTTTGGAAGTTCAAATTATCAGTTTTATTTTGGAGGAACAGATAATACAAATCAAAAAATGAGATTAGATTTTTTTGACCCAGGATTACCAGATGGAGCAAGGCATCCTAATGAAGCATCTACATCTACAGATGTTAAATTTAAATACGCTACAATGTTAAATGGTAGGCAGTTTGTGGCTAACGTAAAAATTACAGGAGATGAGGATACTGAAGAGTACTCTAACTTTGTAATGTACTCTGAGTCAGGCTCACCTGATATAATTCCAACGTCTAATTTTATACAATTACAAGACCTTCAAGGTGGAGAGATAGTAGGAATAGAAACCCTAATGAGTGATATAGTTGTGTTTATGACTAAGGGAATATTTAGAATAAATATACCTAGTGCAGACCCAACTAACTGGAGCTTAGTAGAGGCTCATCCAAACATAGGATGCTTACACGATAAAGGTATAGCAAAAGCCCCTAATGGAATATATTTTTGCTCGCAAGATGGAATTGTATATTTAGATTCAGGATTTTCAGCTAATATAATATCTAACCCTATTAAGGATACATATCAATCTCAAGCATCATCAAATCCATCGCTTCTTAGATTGCACTATGAAACTAAAAATAATAGAATTAGGCTTTTATATTCAAATGCCTCTAATGGAAGTAATACTTTGTTTTATTTGTATGACATATCCAGAGGTGTGTGGACCAATGAACTTCACACATCTTTAATTTTAGATGAAATGTCAATAGACGATAGCAATAATACAATTTTAATAGAGTCAGCGTCAAGTACAAAAGTTAGAGTCCTTGAAGACACTAGCTCTAATGTAGATGGAGGTTCAGTTCCAATAAATATAATTATGAAAACAGGATTTGAACAATTATCATCTTTTGACCAAAATGCTTTATTAAGAAGAATAAGCACAAAAGTAGATGCAACAACTACAGGTGCAGACTTATCAGTATTTTTTAATGACAGTGGCTCTGCATCATATTCAAATGGAAATTATTTAAATGGAATGCAATCTACAAGAGTATTTACTGGAAATAGAGGAAAAAGTATACAAGTAAAAATTGAAGATAATACAAATCAAGATTTAACGATAGAAAAAATTGAGCTAGAATATGAGTAGTATAGGATATAAGTCAACAGACCCAGAAGTAAATAAATTAATAACAAGATTGCAGCAGATAATATCTGACTTAGAGGCAAGAATAAAAAAATTAGAACAAGGAAGTTAATATGACATGGGATAAATTAGTAGATAGATGTTTACTCTTTACAGACGCACCAGGTGGTTTGTTAAAGGAGCTTTTAAAAGAAGCAGAATCAGAGCTATCAAATAAACTTGAACTGTATGATGCTATATATACAATAGAAGTTCCAAATACCATAAAAGGTTTAGGTGTTTATTCAGCAGACACAGGTTCTGATTCTAGTTATACTAAATTGCCAGCAGATTACTTAAAGGATATTTCTGTAATACATCGTGGCTCAAGATTAAAAAAAGTTTCTGAATTTGAAATGCATAGACAAACAGATGGAACTATGACAGGAGGAAGCCCAACATCATACTCAATATCTGGAGACTTTATAGTATTTAACAGAGAGCCTTCTTCAGGAGAAAAATTTACATTACACTATAAAAGCTCGCTGACTGAATATACAACAGATAAGGTATTAAACGTATATCATTATGATGCAATAGGAGGCGATTCAAACGACAGAATATTTTTAGATACTCCTTTGGGAGATAAATTGAACACATATAAAATTTGGTGGGAAATAGCTAATTATACGTTATCAGCAGGGACTACTGTAGGAACAAGCGTTCCTGGCATTCCTGATATTTGGTATGGAAATAAGTCAAAAAATTTATTAGACTCTGTAAATTATGGTGAAATAGCTCATTTGTCAAGATATCAACTAAATAACGATTTTGGGTCAGAGCTAGGGACATCTTCAGCTGATGCTGACACTCAAAATTCTATAGGGTCATTAGTAAGAGTAATAAACTATAGAAATGTTGCACCTCTTATCCCAGATAGATTTCATACAAGCTTATGCGACTACGCAGTGGCGATAGCAAACGCTAAATCAGCACCAGATATATATAACACCTATTGGACGAAATGGACGATGAATATGGACAACTTAATTAATGAAGCAATGGATAGAGACCTTATACATAGCATTAAGGAGGAAATCTAATGCATTTAGCTAACAAAATAAATAAATGGGTACACAGTGGACCCTATGCCAATTACGCACAAATAGACCCATTAACAGCGACAGCTATCGCAGGAGCAGCAGCAGCATTTAAAGCAGGTGGAGCGTACATAAACAAAAAGCAAGAAGAAAAACTTATAGAAGAGCAAAAAAAAGCTAAATTAAAGCAATTAGATGCAATGTCTCAAATGTCAGCAGAAGAGCAGCAAGCAATGTCTAGAATGCGTAAAGGTGCAGAGCAAGGTACAATGGATGTTGCAAAGTTAAATCAGCAAATGGCACAGCCTCTATACCAGCAAGGAGAAGCCCAAGAGGCACAGGCAATGCAAAAAATTACTCAGCAAGGATTAGAGGGCTCAATAATAGCACAAGATGTTTCTCGTAAAGTAGGTTCAGATGTAAGAGCGTCTATAGCACAGCAAGCACGTCAAATAGCTATGGACAATGAGCGTACTAAAGCTGAGGCAGCAAGAAGATTATCACAAGCACAAATGCAAAGAGGTCAACTACTAAGAGAGATTGCAATGAAAAGACAAGGAGCTATAAGTGATGCAGATATAGCACAATTGAAGTCAAAACAAGATTTTGCTTCAAGTTTGTACAGTGCAGGTACAGAATTTGCTTCAAGTGCAGTTTCAGCGTATGCAGGTGGTGTACCAGGAACAGATTTTGATGGCTATGCACCATCTTCAGAGCTTAGAAATAATTATAGCAATGAAGAGTTAATTGAGATGGGAGTAAAATAGATGAGTTTATCAAAAAAAAATAGAAGAGCTGCAAGATATTTAGAAAGAAAATATGATTTAAGCAAGTTCAAAGGAGAGCTTATTGATATAACTCAATTCCCAGAATATAGTCATTTAAGTGGTAAAGATGTATATGTTAAAATTAACAATGCAGGCAAAATTACAGAGATGAAACAAATTAGTCCATCTGAAATAAATAGAATGCGTGAGGAAAAAGAAGAAGAAAAAATTCTTGAAGAAATAAGACTTAAAGAAAAGAAAACAAGCATACAAGCACGTATTGATAGAGAAAGACAAAGCAAAGAATTAAAAACAACAGCTGGACAAGAAAAGATTTACAATAAATTAAAAGGTGAGCTAAGAGCTGCCTATGCAGAACTATTAAGAGCTGGGTATAATCCTATCGCAGGGATGAATGAATCAGAAAATTTAAAGAATTTAGATAAGTACGATAAAGTTGTTAAATTAGAAGACAAGTTTATCAGGATGGCTAACAAATTAAGTGGCATGAGCAGTAAAAAGTATAACGCAGATGCATTAACAGAAATTTCTACACTTTTTCAAAACGATGAGAATATAGGTCCAGATGCTAGACAAACGCAGATGCAACTACAAAAAGAAAAATTATTAAAAGAGCAAGAGGAAGTAATACGATTACAAGAAGAACAGAGGGTTCAAGCAGAAGATGCTGCATTGCAAGAATCTCAAAAATTTGCAATGTCTAGACCAGGTGAGCTTCCTGAATTTCCTCAGAATGTACCTATGCAAAATAATAATGATTTAAGGTTAGGAAAAGATGGATTTGTAAGAGGTGGAATTGAGCCAATCAGAGTAAATCAAAACCAACAACTGCCAGACGTTTTACAACAACAACCCAAAAAATCAACTCAAGACGCTGATAGAAGAAAGAAAAAAAAGATAGAAGACGATGAACTAGAAGAGTTGTTACGTTAATGGCAAATCCATTTAAAGATATTTTCAAAAGAAAGTATACTCCATATTACTCAGTAGAGGGAGTAGACGATGCAACTAAGCAACAGATTAGAGAATTTGGACAGCAACTTCAGCAGGACCCAACAAGGTTTACAGAAGAGCAAGCTAAAAACATTACTACATTAAATAATCGTTTAGATAATCCTATAGACCCAGACCTAAGAATTTATGAATCTATACAAGAAGGAAAATCAGGTAGGGGTGCGTTTGAGCAAAGAAAAACCTTAGAAGAAAGAAGGTTAATGGCAACTCAATCTGCGTTAGCTAAACAAAAGCCTAGGACAGAAGATTTAATTGCAGGTCTACAGGGCATAAGTGAACCACAGCCAACAGAAGAACCAGTAAACACATTAACTAATGTACAATCAGTTATAGAACAAGACGACTCAGCAAAATCTTTAGAAAATAAAATAAACCAAGAAAAAGAAGATAAAAGACAAAAATACACAGAGCTTATAGGTATAGACCCATATAAAAATAGTAGGGCAGCTTTTGATAAATGGATGTCTGATAATCCAGAATTGGTAGATGAGGTGCTAGCAAGCTCACCTAAAATTAAAGAAGATGGAAGTGAAGCCTATGTAGAGCTTTTAAGAAAGTTTCAAGACTCTACAGCAAAGGGTACTTTAGAAAAAGATTTCTATGGAGAAAGACCAAAAAAAGACAAGATAAGGGCAGAAAAAAATAAACGTCAATTAGAGCAAATGCCTTTAAGTCAGCAAGCCTTAAGACCCATACCAGATGAACTATCAGAAACTAGAAACCAAGAAATTGAAATTAGAAATCAAGAAATTAAAACTAGTAATGAGAAAATAACAAGCATTGAAAAAATAGAAGAAGACAATAAAAAAATTACAAAAGTAATTGCTGATACCACAGTAAAGTATGAAGGCATACAAAAGGCTGCAAATTTATATAATGAAAATCCAGAAAAATATCCACAGTATAAAACAGCAAGCATACTAGCCTCTCTTAATAATTTAGGGGCAATAAAGTATGGAAATAGACCTGCAAAGTTTGGAGCAGTAGATTCAGGTATACCAGCATCAGATGGTGGTACATGGGCAAAATTTAACAGCATTGAAGAAGCAGAAGAAGCAAACAGACAAATTATAAGCGAGATGTATAACATTGACGCTGATGGTAACTTGCAAAGATTTATAGTTAATTATATTATAGGTCCTAACGCTACTAAAGAACAGATTATAGAAAAAAAGCCTGAAATAAAAAGTAGGCTAGAAGAAATAACTACACTTATAGGTGAGATAGAAAGTGAAGATAATACTGTAGAAAATTATATGGGCTTCTGGGAGGCATTAACATCTATAAACCCAGTTGACTTGGCTCCATTTGTTAAAGATGCAAAATTAATTAAAGAGTATACAAACATAGGCTTATTAATTAAAAAAGATATGGACGCACAAAAAGGATTAGGTCCAGAGCTTACTGATGAAGAGGTAAAAACATTAGAAGATTTTGTTGAGTATGAATCTAGACCAAGAACCATGGGAGCATCTATAGTAGAAGGTATAGCAGAAACTTTACCATTCATGCAAGAATTAGGTATAGCAGCAGTAGGTGGAGCAGGTGCTATAGGAGCTGGAGCATATGTAACTAAAAAAACTGCTCAATATGCAACTTATTTAGGATTAAGAAAAACTGCTTTAAATTGGGCTAAAAATAAACTTAAAACAAAAGCAGTTAAAAAAGGTGCTCAAATTACAGCAACAGTAGGTACAAAAGTAGTTGCATTATCTGAACTAGGTCCTGGTCAAGAAGCTAAATACTTAAAATTAATAATGCCAGGCATACAAATCACCGATGAAGGTGCAAGAATTTACACTAAAGGTAAAGATGAAAAAACTGCTAGAAGACAAGCAAGAGCAGATGAATGGAATGAAAGAACTTGGGAGTTGTTGGGTACAAAAATATTAAAAGCTTTTAACTTTATAACAGTAAAGCCAATACAAGCAGCTTACAGTAAATTACCTAAGGATGCTAAAGTTGTAGTGCAAGTAGAATCAACTGCAAATTCATTAATAAAAGCTATAAAATCAAAATCTCCTAATATAAAAATAGACCAAAAAACAGCAGAGGGTATAAAAAAGTTTTTGTATATAACAGGATATAATGGTTTCAATGCAGAATTTGCAGAAGAAAGAGCAAGTGAAGCAACAAAAGTATTTTTAAATAAATTATCTGAAGCAGGCATAGTAGAGGGATTTGATGAAGATTTTGCTAGAGGTTTATATACAGACTTTATTAAATCAGGTAATTGGGAACAATTTAAAAGAGACCAAATAGTTGAAGCTGCAGTTTTATTGATACCAGGTGCTTCAGCTAGATTAGCAGGCACAGGAATTACATTAGCAAATGATGCTATAGAAGCAAAAAAACAAAAAAGATTTGAGGAATCGTTCCCTGATGCAGCAAATAAGCTAAAAGAAGTTGCAGAAAAAAATAAAGAAAATACAGAAGAATACAATACTCTTGTTAATAAGAAAAGAAAGCTAGGAAAAAGGCAAGAAGAAAGATTTGCTGAGCTATCAAATGATATAAGAATGGAGCAAGCACTTGAAGGCTTACAAGAAATAATTAAGAAAAGCCCTAATTTAGCTGAAAACTTAGATATAAATATAGTAGATGAACTTGTTACTATTACAAAAGAAGAATTAGAGGCTGAGGGCAAAACACTTGAAAGCCAAGGATTGTCAGGCGAGACAACTGAAGCTGTAATATTAGGTTCAAACTACAAGCAAAGAGTTGAAGGAAATTTGAGGTTTGTTATTAATATTAATAGAGGTGCAGATTTTGATACATCGCTTGAAGAATTTTTTGAAACTGTTTATAAAGGTGGCTTAAGTGAACAAGAGCTAGAATCCTTTAAAGAATACTACAACAACTATCAAAACAATCTAGAAGCTAGAAAAGAAATAAATCAAGAGATAAACAAAAAATTACCAGAAAACAGGCAAATAGACCCTAACAGCAAGCTTTCAATAGAAGAGTTGTTTTCAAAAGAAGCAAAAGCTAAATACTATCTAGATACAGCTATAGAGCCAAAGTCTTTAGTACAAAAAATATATCAAAATTTAAAAAATAGAGTTAATAGAATATTTGGGAATATTACTTTAGGTGATGAAGTACAAGAAATTTATAGAAAAGCTGGAGCTAAAGGCATAAAACTCACAGACAAAGAAACAAAAAAAGAGCCAATAGTTGAAGAGCAAGTAGTTGACAAACCAGTAGCTGAAGAGCAAGTAGCTGAAGAGCAAGTAGCTGAAGAGAAGGTACAAGAACCCAAAGAAGAACCTAAAAAGAGAACTACATTAAGACCTGGAGTTGAGCCTTCACAAGATGAGGCAGCTACTTTAAAAGACGTTACTTATCAAACAACTGTAGAGCAAGTTGCTCAACAAGTAAAAGAAGGTAAAGTTAAGGAAGGAAAAGAAGTTGACACAGCAGTTGTAAAAGGCTTAAGAAATATATTAGACGTATTGTCGAGACCTGAATTTGACTTGCATGGTTCTTTTCAGTGGTATAGAGAAAAGGTAAAAACAGCTAAGGAAATAGCATCTATTGAAATACCTGAAATAGGAAAAGATAAAAGCGTAGAAGAAATGTTTGAAATTGTATTAGGTATTACAAGCTTAGGGACAAAGCTTACACCTAATTATAATTCAGCCCTTCCCATATTTCAATACTATCTTGATAATAATGAATTTAATATTGTATACAATAAAAAAGGTAACCCTCTTGTAGAGTTTAATGATATTGATGGGAAAGATAAAAGAGTAAGATTTAATAGTATAGCAGAATTATTAATGAAATTTGATAACCTTGTAAAAAATATGGGCAAAGAAAAAGCTTTAAACTGGATATTTACATCTCATCCAGCTGCAGAAGTAAAAGCTATGAACGATGGCAAAGGTGGGCACATACAAGTTAAAGATAAATCTAGAGAATATTATGGAGCTGCTATATTTGGACCTAAAATAGGAAGATATATATTAAATCTTCATGGAATACACAATGAGGCAGTTTATGACCTATGGTGGACAAGAACCTGGCATAGATGGATGGGAACGCCATTTATTGAAAGTGGAAAAAAGAAAGGAAAATTAAAAGAAAGCCCTAAAGGAAATCCTGAAAGACAGATGATGGATGACACAGTTAATCAGCTTACAAAAATATTAACTGAAAAGACAGGATACAAATGGGAACCTGACCAAGTACAGGCTGTTTTATGGTATTATGAAAAAGATTTATATAAAAAATATGGAAGTCAGCAAGAAAAAGGCTTAAATTACGCAGACACAGCAGTTGCTCGTGCAAAAAAGAAAGGATACTATGATAAATTTACCACATCCAAGGACCCTAAAAGCTCTAGACGAGCTACAGAGCAAAGGATTACTAAAGAAGAAGCTGATACTGCCAGCCTTAAAGAAGGAATTAAGAAGACTGGAAAGAAAGCTAGGCAAAAAGCTCCTAAAGTAAGCTACCAGCTTAATAAACCTAAAAAAGTAAAAGTAAAAAAAGATAAGAAAAAAGGCATAGGAAAGCCTGGGGTATCTTATCAACTTAGAGACGCTAGAGATGAGTATGGTATATCACACAGACCATCAAAAGAAGGTCCTCCTGCACACGATTTATTTGAGGGAGACATGGCTCCAGATGATGTGTATGATACACCTAGATACTATATAGGCTCTTTACCTAAAGACAAAGTTTATAAAGAAACTGTAGATGCTATTAGGTATTTAAAATCAATAAAAGGAAATCCAGAAGCAGAAGTAACAGTATACAGGGCAGGTCCAAAAAAAGAACTAAACAATGGTGATTGGATAACTTTATCTAAAACATATGCAAAAGAGCACGCAGATTCTTGGAATACAGATGAAGGTGAAAATTATAAACTACACGAGTTTAAAGTAAAAGCTAAAGATGTATTATGGGATATGAACTCTCTTGAAGAATGGGGATACTACCCTAAAGAAAAAGCAAAAGTAAGCTACCAGCTTACCCCAGCACAAAAAGAATTTTTTAAAGATACTAAAGTAGTAGACTCTAAGGGCAACCCTAAAGTTGTATATCACGGAACCACTGGAGACTTTGATGCATTTGAAACACCAGCATATTTTACTAGTAGTCCAAATTATGCTTCAGATTTTGTTATGGGAGAAGCATTTGAGGAAGGGGAAAATTTAAAGCCAGTTTATCTAAATATTAAAAACCCTAAATACTATACAACACTTAATGAGTATGAAGATTTTGTGCAAATTGGAAAAACAAGAGACACAAATATTGACAAATTGAAAAAACAAGGTTATGATGGTATAATATATAAAAGCTCTGATGAATTTCAAGATGAAATATTTATAGCATTTGATGCTAACCAAATAAAGTCAGCTACAGCAATGGCAGATAAACCTACTAAAGACCCAAGAATTAGCTACCAAATAGTATCACCATCTCAATCAAAAGATGTGTATGATGCAGTAAATAGAAAAACAAAGTCAGGCAGAAGACCTAAAGATGCAAGAATAGGTACAATTGGTAGTACAGTAATACCTATTTCAACCCTACTTAAAAGAATAGACCCCAAAATATACTCTAGGTTATTAAAACACCAATTCAATACTAATGCAAAAATAACAGAAGCCCAAAAGTTTGTACTTAAATTAGAAAAATTTATAAGACAGCTTGATAGTAATGACCAAACAAGATTTAAGCTTGCAATGCACAATAGTGATGTTGGTACTATGCAATTACTAGCACAAAAAACAAAAAACGCTGAAGATTTTTTACAGAACATAGAAGATGTTAGAGGTATTCTGGATTCATTAAGAGAAGAGTTAATAGAGCTTGGTGAAGAAATAGGATACATAGAAGGATACTTCCCAAGAGCAGTTACAAACTACGATGCTTTAACAACTATGTTATTTGGTGAAGAGAAAGTTAAGACCTATATAGAAAAACAAATAGCAGCTAAAGAGAAAAAAGACAACGTAAAGCTCGATGATTCAGATAAAGCACAGGTAATAAACCAACTATTTAAAGGGTATAGCTATATAAAGGGCAAGCCATCATTTACAAAGCCCAGAGTGTTTGATACTATAACTGCTGATATGTACAACTATTATGAAGATGCACTTGTACAGCTTAATAGGCATATGGAATCTGCTATAGAAAGAATAGAAAATAAGAAATTTTTTGGAGCTGGAGAGCTTAACGATGAATCTATAGGCGATTTTATAATTAAAGTATCTGAAGGTAAAGATTTATCACGAGATGAAGTAAATGACCTTGTTAGGATATTGTCAGCGTATTTTAATTTTAAACCTACTAATAGTGCTTGGAGTTCATTTAAAACAGGTACCTATGGATTATTACTAGGAAAACTAACAAATGTTGTTACACAGATGCAGGATATTGTTTATTCAGTTTATGACAATGGTCTAGACCAAAGAGATACTATTAAAAATATAGCTCGATATTTGACAGGCAGAGAAAGAATTACTAGAGAAATAATTGGAGTAGAAAACCCTGCGTTTGAAATAAAAAATAGAAACAAAGAGTGGTATGCTAAATTAATGAACAACGTCACTAATACTATATTTACGTTCTCAGGATTTAAATTAATGGATGGTCTAGGTAAGTCTGTCTTAATAAATAGTGCCATACAAAGATATAAAAGAAAAGCTAAAAACAATAGACTATCTAAGAAAGATAAAGATTATTTAAAAACATTGTTTGGAGACAGCTACAGCGAGATAATTTCAGATTTAAAAAAGGATGTAACCCCTAACAACTATACAACTAATGAGCTATTTTTAGCATATGCAACACTACTAAAGTATCAGCCAGTAGGAAGAACAGAGGTACCATTAAAATATTTAGAATCAGGCTCTGTTGGTAGGACTATGTATATGTTAAAAACATTTTCTATTAAACAGCTTAATGTTTTAAGAGATGATTTTTTAGATGTTGTCTTTGAACCAGGACAAAAACGTAGTGTATTTAAAGGTAGAAATCCATTAAATAAAAATACAACCAAAAAAGAAAAAGCTCAAGCTGCAGCTAATATGCTGTATTTAGTATCTTTAATTGCATTAGCAGGAGCAGGTGCAGATGAAATAAAAGATTGGTTAAAAAACAAAGAAAGCACGTTTGAAGAAAAGATTTATGATAATTTATTAAAAATAATTTTGTTAAATAAATACTGGATAAACAAGGTTAAAAGAGACTCTGTTTATGAAGGAGAGTTTGCAGCGATACAAGAAAATGTATACGAGCTCATATTCTCATTTCCACCTATAGATGTGATGGCGTTTTTCTACGATTCATTTACAGAGCTTATTGATAAAGCTAAAGGTGAACAAGAAAGAAAAACTAAAATAACTAGAATGGTTCCATTTATAGGCGATGTGTTATATGGAAGAAGAGACCTATTAGAATTTACAGGTGCCACAGAAGGGGCTGTTGGAGAAATTAGAAAAGCAGTAAAAAATATTAGTGGTAGGGGTGCTGATGATTTTACATACTATAAAATTAGAGAGCTATATAAAAAATCAAATGAAGACACTGATTTAAAAGGTAGAGAAATAAAAATATATGAACGACTCTTACTTGATTTATTGAACAACCCTCAATATGTATATAGGAAAGACAGAAATAAAGATACTAAAAGCTTAGTGTTAAGAGTAAAACCAGATAAATATAGAACGCATTTAAGACAAAAGTATGGAATACAAATAATATTGAAAGATGGAAAATATGAAAAACTCAATTAAAAAAATAATAAGATATGTGCTTAAGGATTTAAATATGTATAGTGAAGATGCAGAGAATCTAGTCTACAGGACTGGTATGTCTGAGAGTAACTATAAACACCTAGAACAAGTTAAAGGTCCAGCACTAGGTTTCTTTCAGGTAGAACCAGATACCATTAATGACACTATCAATAATTACCTTAAGTACAGACCAGAAAAATTAGAGCATCTTGTTAAGCGTGGTTTAGATTTATCAGACCCAGAGAACAGCGTGCTTTGCAGTATATACCTACAGGTAGCTTTTTGCAGATATAAATACTGGAGAAGCCCAAAGCCTATACCAAGTGGTGTAGTGGCACAAGCTAAATACTGGAAAGAAATATACAATGGTCCTGGTAAAGGCACCATAGAACATTTTGTAGAGAATAATGACTGATTTTAAATGTAGTCAATGTGGTGTTTGCTGTAAACAAGCAGGTAAAATAGGGCTACCAACTAAAGAAGATGGAAGCTGTAAGTTTTTATCTGATGACAATCAGTGTACCATATACGACACTAGACCAGATATATGTAATATTAAAACAATGTATAACAAAAGAAAGGCTAATGGCATGGATATAAGCTACAAAGAGTATTTAAAAATGTCTAGCCAGGCGTGTAATGATATGATGGATGCATACAACATTGATAAAAAATACAGACTTAACCCAGAGGACTACTAGTGGACTTTGTTAATTTAATTGAGACCTTTGGTTTACCAGTGGCTGGGGTTATAGCACTGGGATTTTATGTATCTAGGCAAAACAAATGGATACAGGAGACTCTCATGCAAGAGCTAGAGGAGAGTCAAAATCGTACAGAAGGGATTCTTATCAAGCTTATAGACCAGCAGAAGCGTTTACAAACAGATGAGTTTCCAGACTTACATAAGGAGCTTGCACGATTAGAAGGTAGCTACCATTCAATCGTAAGAATAATAAGCAGTTTAAAACAAAAAAATTCATAGGAGGATAGATGAAAGAAGCAGTAATAGCAGTAGTAGAAAAACCAGTAGTAGGAGCGTGTTGCTCATTTAGTGGAGCACTAATTAATCACATGGAGATGTTAAGTCCATACTTAAACTTCGCATCGGTTTGCGTTGGTTTACTTGTGGGTCTAATGACACTCAAAAAAATCTGGAAAGGATAAAATAAAATGATAGCTGGACTAATAGTTAATTACCTTAAAGAAAACAAAGAAGAAATAATAGATGAAATCAACAAGAAGGTAAATATACCTCTTATATCAGAAGCAAAAGAAGAGGACATATTAAATTCTTTATTTGATGGACTAATGGAAATACTTGAGGGTATATTAGCTAAGAAAAAATAGTTTGTAATAAATCTACAGCTGTCGTAAATTCCTTTATAACCAACTTAGGAGTAGCGACTATGAGTAAGATAGATTTATCTAAACTAACGCAACCAACGCCAGAAGATAGGATTAAACACAGAACCCAAGCAGGGGTAAAGCTGTCGTACGTTGATGCACGATACTGCATGGATGTACTTGATGAGGTGGTAGGTCCTGAAAACTGGAGTGATGATTATAAAGAAGTAAAGGGTTTGTTGATGTGTGGTGTGTCCATTAATGTTAATGGAGTTAAAGTAACAAAGTGGGACACTGGAACTGAAGCAAACTTTGAAGGAGAAAAGTCTATAGTTAGCGACTCATTTAAACGAGCGTGTGTTAAATGGGGTATAGCAAGAGATTTATACGATATTAAAAAGGCTGGGGGGAACGCTACTCCGAAACCTACTGGAGCCTCGACTCCGAATGGTCCCCAGCCAGTCTCTCCAACAGACAAACAATCAGAATACATACTAGACTTTGGTAAACATAGTGGCAAGTTTATCTCAGACATTCCTTTAGATTATCTTAAATGGTTTTTAAATCAGAAGGATAATAAGAAGGATGAGAAAAAGTACAATGTATTTCTAAGTGAATATCATAAAAGAAAAACAAATGATTAAGCACGTTGAGGGAACTCGATATGGTAGGTTCTATGACATTGGGGATGGTATATACGTCCCCAGTGTTACTACAGTTACTAGATATGGATGCCCTACACCTAATTTTCTTCTAAAGTACATTGTGAACAACTCAAAGGGTGACTATGATAAGTACCTAGAGTCTAACTCTGAAGCACTTAGAGTAGGGACTGCTGTACATGATAATTGTGAGAAACTTTTGTTAGGTGAGGACTTACTCATTGAGAACGACCCAGAGGTACAAAAAGGTGTTATAAGTTTCTGTAAGTGGTATCAAGACTACCTACCAAAGGTAATTGCAATAGAAGAGGTATTATACTGCAAGAACCATAAGAGAGGAAAGCTTATACATCCATTTGCTGGTAGATGCGACCTTGTAGCAGAGATGAACGATGAGACGTGGATGATTGACCTAAAGACATCTAAGAGCTTAGAGGACTATACTTATGTTATCCAGCTTAGCATGTATAAGATGTTATGGGATTCTAGGCATCCAGAGAGACCAATAGATAGACTAGCTTTAGTACATTGTAAAAAGAACTTTATGGGTGCACAGCCTACAGCCAGAACAAAGCTTTTTAAAGAAGTTAAGTTTGATGAGAAGTCTGTAAAGTCAGCAGTAAGATTCTTTTACAGGTACCAGGAAGCCTTTGATAGTAAAGGGAACCTAAAAACAAAAGCTAAATTACAGACTGAATTTAAATTATGAAATGTTGGCATTGTAAAAAAGAATTAATTTGGGGTGGCGACCACGACTATGAAGACTATGATATGGAAGGCGATGGCATAGTAACAAATTTAAGTTGTGATAATTGTGGTAGTTTTGTATTAGTTTATAAACCTAACTAGGAGTAGCGATGAACGATTATATAGTAATACCAGGCAGTATTTTAAGGGATGATAACCTTACCTATATGCAGAAGCTTATACTGGCTAAAATCACTAATTTAGATAACGATAAAGGGTGTTTTGCAACCAACAAATACTTTGCAAGACTATTATCCACATCTATAAATAGTGTATCAAAGACAATAAACCAGTTAAAAAGTATGGGATTAATTGAAGTAGAAATAACAAACAATACAGACAGAAGTATAACCCTAGCCAAAAAGTGTAGGGGGGATGTCGTAAAAGTGGAGGGGGGGTCGCCTAAAAGTGTAGGGTCTCCCGATACTATTAATATAGATAGTAATATAGATAATAATAAAATATATAAAAGTTTTATTGATTGGTGGAAATTATATAACAAAAAAGTTGGCAAGGATAAGGCTCTTAAGTTCTGGACTAAGAAACTTGACCAGTCTCTAGTGGATGATATTATGAACCACACCAAGCGTTATGTAAAAGCTACTGATAAGCAGTTTAGAAAGAATCCATACACTTACCTGTTTAATAGTTCATGGGAAGATGAGATAATGAACGAGGTAGAGGAACAGCAAAGCAATCCATATGTAGATGCCCAGAAACTAAAAGCCTACAATCTAAGAATGGGAACCAACTATCAGACAGTAGAAGAATTGAGGATGGCTAATGATTAAACTAGGCGATGCTATGCGACCACTTACAAGTAAGTTTGATATTGATTTAAGCTTAGGCGAGAAGTATGAAGACTCTATTGCTCAGATATTAACCATATCCAAGATAGAAGTAAAAGCAGAAATAGATAAGTGGAGAGATACAGGTAACATAGCTATAGAGATTAGATGCAATGGAAAGCTATCTGGATTATCTGTAACCAAAGCAGACCACTGGTGTCATGTTTTATCGTACAAGAATGAAATTAAAATGGTATTAATATTCCCTATAGATGAACTTAAAAGAATAG